GAGCAAGGGGAAAGAAGCCTCAATTTGATAGCATCAACGTGGACATGACTTTCATATCCTAGTTGCCAAAGAAACTTCTTTAAGAATAAATCTTTGGTCGAGTACCCTCTGATGAAGAAACTTTCTTCACAGTAGAACCCACCGATCTTTGAAACAAAGTTCTGTGACCAGGAGACGGACATTCCGTTCCTGGAATGGGATCTAGTTATTTCCCTTAGGTACTCTATCGGACCGAGAGCAGTGTGGTCATCCCCACTGCACGCAAAATGCCTCCACCAAGAGGAAGGAATTTCCTTCATTTTCTCTAGGCGGCGGAGCAACTCCGCATCAGAGACATCTTGCCCGATCCGATATCTAATAAACGCTTCTAACTCTGCACAAAGATTGTGCAATGTCAGAACAGCCTTTGCGCCTGGGTCCCCCATCAGGATTCCTCTTGAGGTTTCCCAGACATCTTCACCGTCGACACACTGTCGAGGTGAGCAAAGCAGTTTACTAGATAGGCGATGATATACAAAATTTTCTTGTAATCCGTCACACAATCCGTCAAGCATTGCTTGGCTGAATTGATGTGTACAGAAATCCGTCGCCGTTGTCAGATCTGAAGTTAATAACTTCAGTTCTAACGGTTCCACCTGAGGATGTTCCTTCAGATGGAGTGCCTTCACATACTCAAATCCTTGGGCGGCACGGGTAAGACCCGCTGATGCCGATGGATGAGTACGTAACCTACCTGTTATATGGTGGGAAAAAGGCTGTAGGAAGATTGTAAGACAAGCTTCACCTACTGTGACAACCCGGGACTTTGCCCCTGGCTCTCCAATAGTCGATCTCCTAATTAAAGGAAACACCTCAGTTGATAACTGTAGGCTGTCTGGATCGTGCACGTTTCCGGTTAAAATACCGATTTCGAGCAACATATGTACAGACCACTGGTGGAGCTGATAACCAGAAGTTTCATCTAGTCCGTACAGAGGATCTTCGTATCGAAAATTATCGAAATCGAAGACAGTGTCTTGACGGGACTCTCCCGCCATCACACACGGATGAACTGCTCCCTCATCATCATGAGGGAGGTTACGGATAAAATCCATAGCGTCTTTACGACCAACCGTCATCCAACGTGGAAAACCACAATATTCTGTGGAATTCCTG